GTCCTGTTTAAGTACGCATCTATGGGTTCAGCTTTATGCTTTCCTGTAGAAGCGATGGTGTTTTACACCCTTATCCAGGCCGCAATGCACTCACTCGATGGGAGGCGTCCTAGTTCTCGATCGATCCGCGATTATAGCAGATCGATTGATATCTACGGGGATGACATAATTGTCCCAGTAGAATACACGGACGTTGTCGTGAATTACTTAGAGAGCTACGCTCTCAAAGTTAACGTCAACAAGTCTTTCCGATATTCCAATTTTCGGGAGTCTTGTGGTGCGGATTTCTATAACGGCGTTCAGGTAAATCCTGTATACGCCCGAACAGAGCCGCATGACGATTCACGACTATGGAAAGCAGAGGAAGTAATGTCTTGGAATGCAACCGCAGACCTCTTTTATATGAGAGGAATGTGGATCGTAGCCCAGGAAATACGAACTCTGCTTAGTCGAGTGGTGAGACGTACCATACCAAAAGCGAGAAAACTCGGTTCTGGTTTAGCTCACTTTAGCTACCTGTTCACGACAGATCTCAAATGGGATCGAGATCTGTGTGGCTGGAAGCAAAAGAGGCTACACTATGATCCTATCAAAAGAAAGGATAATATTGATGGAGACGAACTCGCCTGCCTCAACAAATGGGGCCAAGGGATTGTTGCTTCACAACGAAGAACACCCACGGATATTTATGCAAATTCCTGTAACACTGACAGAGGAGTCCGCTTTGGACTATCTCAATCAGTATCAGCAGGGCATAATTCCGAAGGTGGATCTCCTAACTGTGGAGTACAACACCCTGACCAAAGTCCTCGAACATGGTTCGGCGACGGGAGCCTATGCAGTATACCGATCCACACAGCAAATGAGGGAGAAACCTTTTCTCTCTTATCCGCAGTGGGCGGCACTAGCACTGACTCTTGTGCAGAACATGCTACAGGACCTCGACAAGAAAGACACTTCTCAGCAGACTACTGCCTGACTGAAGAAGTGCAAGCTGATCCACTTTACTACCTAGATGGTAGATCAAGCGGTGAGGACTTTCTTGCCAGTACGAAGCGCGGCTGCTTCAAGTCGAAAAGCCGATGGGTCAGCATAAATAGCTGACGGTAGCTTAACAACTACCAGG